TAGACTGCGTTAGCTCCGATATTATTTGTGGCTTTTTGATTTAACAAATTTCTTTTTAATTTGACCAAAGTTATCAATATTGTTTCCACACTACTCTTGTTGTAAGTGATTCGTCAACTGATACTAACTCCCATCCTAACTTAGTGTACTTTCTCCAATAGTAGATGACTTCTTCTTCATTGTTAAGACAAATATGGAGATATTCTCGTGACCTCCGTAAGGTAATCGTCAGGAATCGCATTTAGTCTTGATTTAATTCTGTTATGCATTGCGGTCTCAAACTTCATGTTGATGTCAAGGTAGTCGCCTATCATATCTCTGCCGTGAATTACTGTTGAGTGATCACGATTTAAATATAGTCCGATTTTCTTTAGAGACTGATTTAGTTCGTTGTAAGCGAAGAAACAGAACATGGCTCTTGCAATTACATATTCACGCTTTCTTGACCGAGAGAAAAAGTCCTTAGGTATCACGTTGGACTCTTGACAAACTATTCTGAGTAGTTCATCAAAGTTCTTGTCTACCTTTTTTGTTTTCTGCTCAGGCTTAAGAATCATTTGTCTGAGTTCTTGGATTTCTCTTTTAGCACTTTCAAGTTTGTTCTCGTAGGTTGTTTTTAACCTGGTGTGTGCTGCTTTTAATTTGATGTATTCGTATTCGTAGTTCATAGTTGTTTAAATATTTCGTAAGCTACTTGTGGTACTATTGCGTTGCCATATCCCTTGATTGATTCTGCTCTCCACTTTGAAAAGGTAATTCCGTCCAATTGGGAGGGAATCCCATCATCTCCGCCACAAATCGGGGGTTCAGTTGGGAAGTTTGACCAGTTATTTGTCGAACTCTTTTTGTCATAGAGTCTTGATTTTCCTTTCCTGTTATCTTGTCCCCCTCCTGTGCTTGTGGTGTCGGTAACATCCCCATTGTCATTGCTCTTGCCAATGTTACGCTGTGCATACTTCCCTCCTTTACTTGTGTTGATTTCATCGTTGCCGTTGCGTTCGTTGAATCCATTGCTGTCGGAGTTGGTAGCATTTTCGGAATTTGAAAATTTCTGAATGTTTCCACATGATTCACACCTTGTTTCTTTAGTTCCATTGCAAAAACTCTGTCCACTAACAATTCTTGAACTTTTGGCTTTTCTCCTGACAATAGAGCATTCACTACACCCTTGTGAGGAATCCCACCCCTTCCGTGTGTCCCTGGACATATTGTCGGTAGCATTCCCCTCTGATAAATGAATCCGCTCTGAACTTCCTGAGCAAGTGTTCCGCTGTTTCCAAACTTCTGCTCTTTCTTGCTCAGATTCTCCGTGTACGCATCGGCTGAACATGGTGTTTTGAGCAATAAACCAGCACCTATCTCTGCGGTGCGGTGCGTTTTTGGCTGCAGCACAAATAATAAACGGCTGAACTTCGTACCCTTCAGCTTCCAAGTCAAGGCACACCTGCTCGAAAACCAATCCGCCATCAATATTCGTGATACCAAAGACGTTTTCTGCAATGACGTATTTGGGTTTAATTTCTTGAATTGCTCTAAGCATTTCTCCCCATAAGTAGCGTTCATCATCTGTCCCTTTTCTTTTTCCTGCAGTTGAGAATGGTTGGCAAGGGAATCCTCCTGTGAGAATGTCAATTGTGTTTGCATATTTTTTAAAATCAGTTTTACAAATGTCTATGTGACTATCAGCGTTTGGAAAATAATAGTCTAATACTTTACGAGGGAACTCCATCCATTCGCAATGGAATACGTTTTCCCAACCCATCCACTCAGCAGCAAGATCAAAGCCTCCTATACCTGAAAATAAACTTCCGTGCCTCATAGTATTTCTTTATAGCGTGTGTAACGCCCTTCAAATGACATTGGTACAGATACGCATTGTCCGTGTCTATTCTTACCAATAATTAACTCAGCATCCATTTCAATCTCAGGTTTATCATCTGAATAGTACGCTGGTCTGAATGGGAACAAAACAATATCAGCGTCCTGTTCAATTTGACCACTCTCTCTTAAGTCTGAAAGCATTGGTTTCTTTTCAGCTCTTTTTTCAGTTTCTCTTGAAAGTTGTGCGAGTGCAATAACTGTAATTCCTAACTCTTTTGCTAAAAGTTTAAGAGTTCTGCTGATGTGTGCAATCTCTTGCTCTCTTATTTTCTGATGGCTTTTAATTAATTGCATATAATCAATGAAAACTATATCAAGACCATGTTTAGCCTTGTGAAGTTTTATCTTCGCTACAATGTCGTTTATATCACTATTGCTGCCATCATCAAGAAAGAAGTCCATATTCATTCCGTAAAGTTGCTCTGTGATTTGTTTTAAATCAGATTCCGTTAACCTTGCACTTCTGATTTTGTAGTTTTCTACATTTGCAATAAACGAAAGATATCTTTTTGCAAGTTCCTCTTTTGACATCTCAAGAGAAATAAATAAAACCTTTGCAAGTCTACATGAATCAATGGCAAGTGAAAGAGCTATTGCAGTTTTTCCACTTCCAGGTCTACCTGCTATTACAACCATGTTTCCTTTATTCCAACCTCCTATATATTTGTCAAGGTATTTCCACCCTGTGCTTATGCCTGTCATGTTAGTTCCTCTTTGAACTGCCTCGTATAAAGTGTCAATTACTGTACCTGCTACTGAAGAAATTACTTTTGCTTTCTGACCAACACTTACGGTGTTCTCTTGCAACATCAAATTGATTTCGCTGATTATTTCGTTTAGATCACGGTCATAATTAAAATAAGCCATCTTAGATTGAATGTTGTTTTTCTTGTAAGCAATCTCAATCTGAAGAATCTCTTTTTCCAAATTGACATTTGTAGTTACAACATTTTGCATGGTTGCAATCTCTCTTATATGTTCACGATGGCGTAAACCGATTGAGGATAAACTTACAGGCTCATTACTCATATATAACTCTTGCATTGTAGTTACAACGTCTTTCCTAAATGAGCTAAACCATAAAGGGTTCAATTTCATTATAAAGTTGTGTGCATCAGGGTACAAAAACATTTGTCCTATTATGCTATTTTCTATTTCAATCATCTAAAGTTGCTCTTTTATGTGTTATCGTTGGCGTTTGCAAAGTTATCTTTTTTGGTGGATAAATACCGCTGTAATTATTTGCTATGCTATACTCTACAGCGTTTGTAAAGTCTATAGGGTTCGGATAATCTTTAACGATTGTTTTCTTTAATGCTTCAAGTCCAGTAGGTTTATACGTTTGTTTTTTCTCTTTCTTATACTGAAGCCATAAATTTAAACTCTCTTTGTATTCTTTTACATTATCATTATCACTTACACTTACACTATCAGCTTTTTTGGGTTTTTCAAAAAAGGCTTGGGTTTCTTGGCTTTCTTTGGCTTTTGGTGGTCTACCTCCTTTTTTACCGTTAAGTGATTGTTTCTCAATATAATCTTCCCATCTACGCAAATCTCTTTTTAAAGATTGTTTAATAGGTTCAAAAGCAATATTGATAATCAGATTTTCACTGATAGGATTTTCATCATTGACATAAGCAAAGATGTGCTTAATTAGTTTACCTGCTAATTCATCAGGCAGCTGGTCAAAGACTCCTTTTTGATCAGCGTAAAGGATAAATGATTTCTTATTTTGTGCCATAAAAAAACCCCATCAGATTAGTGCAGTAGGAGTGCGACTAATCCAACAGGGCTAATATCTTTTAAACTTTGGAATCTCCTACATCCCATGTTTTTTGCTATTAAAAAAAGAGGGCAATAGGTTCAGCATTAACCCTCTTTCTGATTTGGTGTATGCAAATATAAACTAAATTTCGGGATTTTCCAACTGAATAAATCCAGTATGTCGATTACTTCCCATTTCTTTTAAAAATTGCACTTCTACTTTTGCGGAGTTAATTATTACCTGTGCAACCTCGCTGATTGCTCTTGCCTTCTCTATTTCCATGTCTCCGTCTTTAAGCATTTCAATAGTTTCAAATAGATGGTGTCTCAGGTCTTGAATTTTGTCTTTTGCCATGTTCTGTTATTATTCGTGTTATGTTCTTTTTTAAATGTATTACTTCTTGTAGTTCTTCAGGTAAATGTACCCAGTGATTGCGTTGCATATGTTCCTGACGTGAAATAAGTTTTAGATTGGATATATCCAAGTTCTTTGGGTTTCTGTCTAAAAATATAACTACTTCGTAAGGATCTAATTTAATGTTGTGATGCTCTTCGTATATAATTCTATGCTTAGGTCTATACTTTCCGTTGTGCTTAACTTCAATGTAGCCATCTTTTGAGATTCTTTCTGTTCCTTCGGGCGTCCAATTGTGAGGTTTATGACCTTTTGGAAACTGAGTTTCTTTGCCACCTATTTGAATGCCCTTTTTACCTTTGTTCCAGCTTGTCATACCCTTTTTAAATTGAGTAGGTACATTTGGCTTGACATTGTAGCAATTAGCTTTCTTAAACTCTTCTGAACGTGCTATGTTGTAACGCTGAGCAGCACAGTAAACAACGTGTCTCTTTACTCCAAAGAATTGACAAATTTCGTCAATGTGAGTGTCAATGTATAGCTCTCTCAGTTTATCAATTTTCTCTGGTGTCCACCGAAATCTCATAGCCTAAATCTTGTTTAACCTTGTCCTGTTCTTCTAATCTCTTTTGATAACGTTCACCTCTGAGATGAGGGTAGTGCATTTGCAGTTTGCGTCTTATTCGTGAAATGGTTGAAGCGTTTGTAACTTTGCCCTGATAAAGCATATTGAAAAATTCATGCGTTTTGTAGGCATAATTATCATTATCGTTCATTTCCATTTTCCAAAATTCAACGAGTAAAACATTATCGTTATCTCTCGCTTCTGAGTGATTCAACAAAACTGCTGCCACTCTTTGTTCAATTAGTTTATTCATTTTTTGTCTCCGTATGTTTCTTGATAATATTGCTCAAATGTTTTACTTGGATTCCAATTTTTAACTCCTTCAACCCAAGCATCTTCTAATTTTCCCTTCTCCATTTCTTTGGCTTCTTTAATTACATCCCTAACCGATGAGCCACTTTCATTCGCTTCGTTAATTACTCGCTGCCAATCCCTTGTTTTTTGTAGTTGGCTGATTAACCACTCTACTGCCGTTTGTTTTTTATTCATAGTTTTTAGTTTTTTGTGTACCAAGCTATATCAAAAGCCATTGTAGGTGTTATTAATTCTTTTAAATATATAACCCAAAATTGTCCTGAGCCATCAAAAGCGAAATCAGGATCGTTAAAACGTGCGTAGTCAATTCTACCATACAGTAAATGACTTTTCATTACTGCGTTGTACTGTTGTGTATTTAATAGTAAGTGTTTCATGATTTTTTACCTCTGTACATTGTTTTTCTAACTTTAGCCTGGTGCTTCATTACCTCGTTAAAGTGAGCAGGATCAACATAAGGTCTTTCCTGCTCTTGGAATGGTTCAGCTTCTTTTTGCTCTTGGTTAAACTCTTGTACCTTGATAGCAAGATACCATAGTAAGTACGCTACTGCAAAGAATAGAATACAAACGATTTGAAAATAGTGGTGTTGTGTCATGGTTCAAATATCTATCTAATTTCCTTAAATGCAAAATATTTTTTTCTTTTTGCAATTATTTTTGCAATATCTTACAATCTGATGACATTATTCAACAACTCAGCAGCAGCATTTAGCTTCTCGTCTATCTCATCTTGGACTAAATGGCGTTCTATTTCCGCAACGTGAATGACCTTGCCTTGTGGCATTCGTGGATCATAACTAACAAAGTAGCCTTTTTCTAAATCCGCTGCAATCATGCCGAGTTGCATTTGCCAATAATACTCTGGGTGCAAAGCCTTTAAACTATCGGCATCGTAGATAGTAAAGTTTTTAAGGTGAATTGCTGAGTTGTAAGGGCATTTGATTTCTAAGATAGCATCTTTACTTAAGCCGTCAGGAGAATATCCGCTATTGTCTCCGTATGGAATAAATACATAGGTTTCGCCTCCGTAGTAGGTAAACTCATCAAATGTAATTCTTGCGAAATAGTTAAACGCATCTGCTTCGTGTTCTACTCCCCAAGTCAGAGCATCTCCGTAAATGGCTTTGCGTTGACCTGTGAGAATTTCTGCTGCTTTTTCGTAGACAAAAGTCTCAGCCGTCTTGCTTAGTGTATCACCGCTGCGAGAACTTCCCATCAGCTTGTGAATCTCAGAGGCAGTGAAGCGAGATAGTCTCGCCTCCTGCCAAAGTTCTTCCTGTTGTGTTAAGATAATTTCCATCCTTGTGATATCATTCATTTAGTAGCAGTCAAAATAGCAATGTTATCTGCACTTACAATGTACTTGTCAGTCACGTCAGAAATAGAACCGCCTTTTGCGATATGGTCAACTGCTTTCTTCCACAATGGGTGCTTAGGTGTCATCTCTTCTTTAACTGCTTTAACCTGATAGCCTGTTGCAGTATTTGCGTCATCGTCCTCTTGGTTGAGATTAAAGATAGAAGCAAGTGCATAACGTCTTGCGTATGTAATAGCAGAGCCTTGTTGTTGAGGATTATTTAAATCTTTCATTCGCAATACCTGTTCACTCTGCATCCATTCGCCTGATTCAGCGTGATAAACGGTAGTTACAAGACTATCCTCATTTGGATGTTGTGTAACCAGTAGACCACATTCTATCATGATAGGGTTAATGACTTCAAGAATAGCCGATAGGTCAGCATACTTTGATTTAAAATGTGGGTTGTTAGCAGATTTCTTAACTGCTGATACTTTGGTTTGAAAGCAAAACATGGCTTTCGTTAGGTTTGTTATTTTATCTGATGTTTTCATAGTGTTTCTTGAATTACTCTGTATA